CATCAATCGGCTTGCTTTCAACTGTTCCATCATTGAGCACGCAGGTAAGCGTTGGATTGTCTCCACTGGGCAAAGTGATTGACTGGTCAGCAACGATTGTGGTCGTCGTGGAGCTGCTGATGCGACCAGATAAACGCTGTCCCGCTTTCAATTCATCTTGGATTGCAAAGACTTGACCAGGGAAAACCAACGCCCCATCAAGGCCAACAGCAAAAGTCACTGTGTTTGCGTCAAGCTCTTCGGATTTCATCATCCAACGCCCTACGCGCCGTGCTTGATTTTTAGACGTGCAGCCAAATGCCAAAATTTCTTTTACTTGATAGCCGTACTTAGAGATGAGATCCGCATCCTCATAGCAAAGAACGTTTGGTTTGTAGAAGTTGTCTGGATCGCTATAACGAACCCTGATGCTAGTGCTCCGAGTTTTAAGTGAACTGCCGTTGTAATTAAAGAACCCACCGACGACATTGGAGTTTGAAAAAATATGCACTGGATCAATAAATGAGCCGTCAAGGTTTCCGTGATCTGCTGTGAGTTGAATCGTGTTTGATTGCCAGTACATCATTCCTCTGAAAATGCTGGCGAAGTCCTGCAAGACAGTGAACGCCTCGGCCTGTGTTGCCACCTGAACGTTGCAAGCAAAACGCGGCTCACCCCTGACCAGTTGGTTTGCATACCGAGCCAAAGGATAAAGATCAACCCAGCTCAAGTTGTTTGCGTCAATAAAATCACCTGCTCCATACCTGTCGTTGGTAAGCAAGTCATAAAAAATTGCAACGGGGCATGTAGTCCAAACAGCCTCGCCGAGAGACCCGTCAAAGTTTCCAACGAATTCCAGGCTTCCATCGTCTCTTGGGACAGCGTTATGCGGAACACGGACTTTGCGTCCCCGCACCAAGTAAGACCTAGTGGGAAGGCTTTGAAACTCCTCTGTTGAGATGCTCATGCCTACACAAGCCGAAAATGGGTAGGCAGTCCTGATATTAAAATGCTCAACGATAGAAGACCAAACCAGGGTGTTCGCTCGACCATTCTTAAGAGGCTCTCTTTTGTTTACGTCTTCAAATTCTTCAAAGGAAGCACTGAAAATATCTTGATCAATACCAGCAGCATTGCCTTGGCTGTGCGGAATCTTGCCTTGATATTTTTCTTGTGGATACTTCCGCACTCTGACGTTCCAAGGGCCTTTGCCCTCTAATGGGATGCCAGAAATTTTGTACTGGTAATTCGTTGTGCTGATTCCTTCAATGAAGACAAGGTTGTTCCCATTAAACTTAAAATCTTCACTGACACTCGCTACTTGCGATTTTTTGACTTTCTTGAATGCGCTGCTACTGCCTTGGTCTTGTATAGATACGTCGAAAAAGATACTGGCGTCGAAGAGCTGTCCTTTGACGAGACCCTCTTGCGCTGTTGAAAATAGCCTTGGGATAGTGAAAATCAGATCAATGCTGTCTACGTCGGTGTCTGTAATTTGAACGACTTCTTGACCTGCTCCGTAATCGCGTTTCTTTACCAGCGTGCCTTCACTATTCAAGAATTCATCGTAGCTGCTTCCTACTTCCTTGCCGACATTGACGACATTGCTAGTCTTTCCCTTTGCTTGAGGCAAATATGACTGGTCTCTACCCCCAGGGCGGAAGCTATGGCTGACATCATTTTTGCTTACAAATTGCTGACCTGTCGATGATTCAAGTGCGGTTTCATCCAGGAAGACGCCTTTGCGATTACCTTCAATGCCGTCAATCGGACCCTCGCAAAGAAGGTCAACAATTTTGATAACAGAGTTAGAGTTAAGTCCCATTTTTAGCTCTCCGAAAGGTCTCCAGTCCTGTTTTCACTGTTGCGATAAAAGTGATTGTAACCAATAGCCCGAACCACTAACTGCTGACCTGCATCAGCATCCGTGTCGATAATTCTTATTGCTGGAGCCACTACCGTATCAGAGTCTTCTACACCACTCTCGCCATAAGAAATAGCATGGCAGAACCTGTAAGTGTCAGTTGCTCTTAACAGCCCTTGCACTGTTGCGCGAACAGTTGCAAAAGTAGGAGAATCACCATCGTAATTTTGTTTCTTGACAGTTATTTCATAAGTTACAAATGCAGGAACTGTTTGATTGCCAATCACTCTTGAAAGCCCTTTATTTATTTCTATGAGAACTTGAAGGTTCTCGGCGCGTGTTGACGTGGTGTGGTCAAGTTCATTGGTGATAATCTTTCTATCTCTCCTGTTAAACTTATAGACCAGATCAGGTGCTCTTCTAGTGTCGCTGACATTACCAATCCTTACTTGTGAGTTTTCGTACCTTCTGGTTCTTAATCCATTCAAAGATGCAAACTTGTTGCCTACTTTTTCGCCGTTGATTGTGATTGTATCCGCTCCTGGCGCTGTAAAAAATTCACCAGTCGGATCGCTCTCGCTTGCAACTTCTACCTTTGACGAAAGCAAATGGCTACCAATCAGCAACTTGCCATACACAAGAGGCACAGTCGCTCCAACACCGACTGTGTTTGCAGGGCCGGAAAACGCATAAGACTGCTGGCCTGACGTGGCGCGTGAAACGCCTTGTGGTCCGGTTGCGTTTGTGTTTTCCCCTGGCTTGGTTCTGTCTTGAAAAGTAGGAATCTCAGGCTGCGGGGCAAGCAGCTGCGAAACGCCGCCAAGAATCAAGCTTGCACCGATTGAGCCAATCGCAATGGATGCTGCGCTTAAAGCTGCAGTGGCAGCAAAGCTTGTAGCCGTACCTGCAACTAAAGCCGTTCCAGTTGTTGCCGTAAACGCACCAGCGCCTAACCCGAGAAAACCCGCTCCTAAAGGAGCAGCGACGACAGCCAGTGCAACAAGACCAACGCCTAAAAGAATTTGATTTGTTCCTCCACCACTACCTGCAACAACCGGCGTGAGCACCAGATCATTTTTGCCTAACGGCAACTGCAGATCTTCGTACCCTAGAAACGTGCCAGCCTGCACCAACGTATAACCAACACCGTGCTGATGCGCCTCAACTAGCTCCTTTTGCAGTGCAGGATGATTGATGCACAGCAGCTTGATTGCTTCCGCAGGGGAACGCAGGTCATGATATTTGTGCTCTGAGCCGTAACGCTCGCCCAGATCACCCAGCAACCTTACGGTCTGCTGCATACCGAAAGATCGCTGCGACGTTAGAAACATAGTATCGCCTTAGCGGCTCTACCGCACTCAGCGAATTTTGGCGCTGGTGCAGAATCCGCTCATCAGCCAGCAAAATTGCAGCGTGCATCGGTGTTGCCGTTCCAAGGCGCATGATCAACACATCCCCAGGACGTCTGCTTGCGTAAGCAACCTCCTCAAAACCAATAGCTAATGCCTGTTTTAGGAAGATGCTTTCGCAAGTTTGCAGATCAGCAGGGCGCTCAAAATCAGGCAACTCAATGCCCTGCAAGCCAAACCAATCGCGGATCAACGTAAAGCAATCAAACTTGCCGTACTCCCACTGCCTGCCAATTAGGGCCTGATAGTCAACCATTGTCTGTCTGGCACACTCCAAATATGCCACGGCAATCCCGTTCCAGTGCAAGCACGCTTATCAGCTTCACTGGCTGGCCCGCCTTTAGGGTGTGAATGCACTATGGCTTCAATCGTTCCACGGAATGCTGCGGCTGCGTAGTCTCTGGGGTCAATGGCAAAGTCAGCACAAGGATCATCAGCGATATTCCGGCAAGGCCAGAAACTACCGTCAACCACAAGACCGCATGACTCAAGATCTCCAGACGACTGGGCGTGCTGTTCTGCATCAGACCTGAAGTCGAGCACCAGGGTATCCTCCAAATGGCAACAGGTCGTTATTTGGCCCAATGCCTTGACCTTTTGGAAAGCGCAGTTCACAGGCACTTAAATTCTTAGCGCACTGATCCTCTGCTGCGTCCGTCACTTCCTGATTATCAAGGTTGAACATTTTCCCTGGGGCGTACCTGCATTGATCGCCTTTGTAAATCCAAGGGCAATGCTCAACAACCTGCCGTTTGGGCAAACGCAGATTGGTTAAGTCGAGCTTGCCAACTAGCTCAAACTCAACAACTTCTGGGTTCTCTGTTGCAACACGGTCGATGTACCAAGATTCATAGCCACCGTTGAAAAGTGCGGTGGGATCTGCTGTCGGGTTTGTACCGCTTGAAAAATTGACAGCATCTAGAAACTTCTTGCATGTGCGGATTCGGCGGACTTCAGCCTGCAGTGGGTTGTAACTGTTGAGAAGAGTCGTAATCGCACCATCCGCATTTGCAATCTTCATGCTGGGACGGGGCAACGTACCCTTTGTTGTCACAGCAAAGCCATCGACCTCAATCGGTACAGCTTGATATGTAATGCCGTCAAAAACAATAGCTTGCGACAGCTCATTGGTTCCGGCGTGGTAGTAATAAACAATATC